TGCACGCTGGGCCTGCTCTCGCTCCCATTTGCGCTGTTCTCTTGCAAGACGTTTGCTGATCGCTTTGTCCAAGTCTTCTTGCGAGAAGGTCTTGGGCGCGTCGTCTGCAACATCTTCCGGCGTTTGATTGTCTACAGATTCAGGTGCCGCCGTGGCTTCCAGTTCTGGCGCGGACGTATCCGCTTGGTCGAAAGTTTGAGTTTCCTCAGACATGTAGGGTTCCTAAGAACACCTGGTGTAACGCACCAGTACGGTAGTTATAGCTATCTCATCAAACAGAAATTGCAGCAACTTTTTCTTGGAAGGCTGCGATGCGAGCGTCGAGCGCTTCGCGGTCCTGTTTGATGCTTTCGCTTTTGGCTTCGAGGGTCAGCGCGAGGGCCTCATTGGCAGCGGTCTTCACTGCAATGGCTTCTTCGCGGGCCGTCAGAGATTTGTTTTGGGCGACGGTTGAGGCTTCAAGCGCTTCGATGCGGGCCTCCAGATCGGCTTCAGCCTCGGCTAGCGCGGTCTTCCTAGCTTTGTAAATGGCGGACTTTTCCTTGTGCGTTTTGTCGCGTTCGGCAAAGTCGGCCTTGGCTTTTTCCACCAGCGCCTTGGCCTCGTCCTTGTCGGCGTTGATCTGCTCAACAGCGCTCATAGCGCCTTGGCGGGCCTCAAGTTCGTCGCGCAGCGCGGCCATACGGCCTAGATCCACCAAGAAGTGCTTGGTGAAATACTCAACAAACTTGCTGCTGTCGATTCCGCCGGCGTCGTTAGAGATGTTCATGGCAATGCCTCAAGCGTAATAGGTGACATTGAGCTTGGCCCCTGCGGTCTGCTCAATAAATTTGATCTTGGTCAGATCCCCGTCGTACTGAAGCGTGACGCCTGCGGCCAAGGGCATACCGACCGAAGAGGTAGGATTGACGTCATCATCGCGCCAGCGGACCGCTTGCGTTTCAGGCGTGATCAGCGCGATGGTAGGCCGCGCATTCAGGCCGTTGAGGTCCACCTGCGGGACGGTCAATGCGGTCGCTGCGGACAGCGAAGTGATCTGCTGATAACCAAGTCTGATGGTTACTGCTTTGAGCGTAAGTGCCATTTAAATCTCCATCCGTAAGCAGTCATACCACAACAGAAAAACTAGGGGAAGCCGTCTGCATTTTTACAGCGTTTTAAGCTGCGCCAAGGTCTGTTCAGTCTCTGCGATAAGCGGGGTGAGTCGGGTAATTTCAACGAGATCGCCCTTCTTTACCGCATTGGTCATGGCGGTGTTTTGCGCCGCTAGGGCCGACGCGATCAGGTCTATGAGTTCTGCGAGTGACATGGCTACACCAACACAATCAGTTCTTGAGCGGTTGTCGATAGGTGGGAAGCCAAGAGCACCACGTCGTAGGTGTCTGTGCCGTCGAGGGCAGCGTAAGCCGCCATGCGTTGACCCAAGGTCGCCGTGCCTGCTTGAATGTTATCTGTGGCCGTGAAGGGCGATAGCACCCGGTTTTTGACATCAAAACGGTAAATCTGGTTGGCCGCAGATGCCACATAGATGTTCATGTAGAACATGCGGCCTTCGTTTTCGAAAGGTGCATAAGCCCCGCACGTCCCAACTGTTAAGGTTAATGCGCCGTCATAAGTCACGGTGCCGGTCCACGTTCCAGCGATGGCACCAGCAATGTCTAACACGTCAAGGTTCTGCGCCGCGCCTCGGAAGAAATACAGGAACGACTGGCGGGCGTTTCGCGCTGGATCGGGTTGGATGCCGTAAGACGGTGCCCACAAGCCACCCGATGCGTTGGCCGCAGGTGCCGCGCCGAAATAGGTCGTGGACCAAGCGTTGGTCACGATGTTGTTTGTGCCGTTGTTGATGGTCGTGTCGTTATAGTTCCACGTATAAACCGACGTGGTGGCCGTGGAGCGCCCAAGGATCAGGTTCGGCAGTTCGATGACGTACTTAGCCGACGATGACGGGGTAACAGCCCAAGCCGTGCCCATCGTGTAGACTGGCGATGGTCCTGCGGTGTGCGAGGCGATGATGCCGCGCTGGCCGACTGCCGTGACGTTAACTGTGTCCTGCACAATGCGGATTTGGAAGTTGCGGTACTCGTTAGCCGCGACCACGGCATCACCGAGGGTGGCCTGACCTGTGATGCTGCTAGCGCCCGCAGCAGTGGCCGCTAGTGCGTAACGTGCCGATAGGTTGGTATCGTAAAGGTATGTGCCTTTGATCATGCCCTCGCCGGGTACGCAGTCATAGGGCGTGTATTGCTCATCCAGAGCCAACAGCGAGGTATCGGTGCCGACCGTGGCGGGTAAGCCGACAATTGACAGGCCGGTTGACAGCGTGTTGGTGGCAATCTCAAATGAGCGCCAAGCGTTCGCGGCCATAACACCCGCCGACAGCATAAACACGCGACCGGATAGGATTTCGTAACCGTCGTTCGAGGTGGGAGTAAAGGTCAGCGGCGCATTAAGCGTGATGGTTGGGGTGGTTCCAGCCGTGTTGCCGACAATATAACGCTCTTCGACCTTACCAGCGGCCTTGCCGATGATGCGAATTTTGAAGCCGTACTCGCCAGAACCGCCGCGGTTGGCGAGCATGTTCAAGCCGACAGCGGTTGGGAACGCCGTGGAGATGATAACCGAACTGGTCGTGGCACCTGCGGCCAAGACGCCTTTGAGGCCCTGCGACGGCGCAAACACCATCGCCGCACCAGCGCCGAACGTGCCAGCCAGTGCGGGGGATTGAACAAAGTTCCAAGCCTTGGAGACGATGTTGTAGCGGTTCAGGACCGTGGCGTTGACCAGTTGGTAGACGAACGGGTTGCGTGACACGTCAGATCGCAAATCCGAGCAAACGCAGGTAGCCGCCGCCGTGGCATTTGGCGCGGGCGCGACTTGCACCCACATCTGGCGGTCGATGACCTTTTTGAACGTGTTAGCCATTAGGTGATCCTCGATCTAACTATTGCGGCCCAAGCCGACACGTTTTGCCCGTTGGTAAGCAGTTGGGCCTGCTGACCGCCCATGTTGGTTTGGTTAGCAACGTTGCTGACCGTGCCGACCGTCGTAACCGTGCCGACCGTCGTAACCGTGCCGCTTTCGATTAAGGCTGTGACGCGGTTCCTACCCAAGGCCACGTCGTAGCCTCTGGGGCTGTTTGTGGCGTTCAGGAGGCGGATCAGCAGGGTTTGCATACCGTCTAGCAGTTCGTCTGCGATGACGTTGCTTGTGACCACAGGGGCAGCCGAGATCGTTCCTACGGGCGTGTAGACCGCGTTGGTGTTGAGGTTGAAATAGGTGATTGTCGTGCCGTCGTCTCGGCTGACAAATAGCGCACCCGTGTCGTCCGAAAGCAGCACGTCAGCCAAAGCACCCCCGCCCCCACCACCGCCGCCCGTCGTGGGCAGCGGATTAGCGCCGTCGATGGGTAGACCATCGGCGCTGTTTAGCTTTACAGCTTCGGGAGCGGAGCCTACGTGCATGATTTACGCCAAAAACTTGAGCTTGTAGAGCGTGCTGCGATACAGGCTCTCAATCTCGTCAATGATGTTCTGGAGAGGGGTGTCCGACTTTTCAAAAGCCTCGTACCGGCACTCTCGCAATTCCTTCAGTTGGTTTTCAAGGAACTCAATGATGTTAGCCGTTTTCTTGGCCGATTGCAAAGTGATCGGCCCCATCAGACCGTACTCACCCTGATAAACCTCTGCCAGCGAATCAGCTAGGCCCACGATCTCGTCGTAGAACGTGTTGAGGGCCGAGTGTTTGGCAAAACTGCGGGTGTTCAGATGCACCGAATGGGCCACATCCCGCGCTAGGAATAGATATCCGATGAAATTGGCTGGGGTCTCTTTCATTGCGGCATTTCCTGCATGGGCATTTCTTCAGGCATCTCTTCGGCCACGCCTTGTTCGGGCATAGGCATCTCTTCAGGCGGCATTTCCATCATATCGTCGCCCATTTCAGGCCCTTCACGGCCTGGCATTTGGCTGACAAGTTCGCCGCTGCTCATCATGCCGTGCAGGGTGCCCATAACTATATCTTGGATCTGTTCGGGCGACATAGACGCTTGAACAGCTGAAATACGCTTGGTTTCAGCGTCATAAGCCTTAATTTTGGCCTCAAACTGCTTAACCTCGACGTCTTGCGCCTCGATTGAGTTCTGGACGTTCTTGAGAACGTCGTGAAGTTGGTCGAGTTCTTGGCCCATGCCCTGAATTTGCTGCTCTGCGGCTTGCAATTCGGGCGATTTGTCGTCGTCGGACAGCAGTTTGGGGTCGATGGTTTTGCGGAAGCGCTTTGCCATCTCTTGAGCGCCAGGCCAGTCCATGTTTTTGACAAAAAGGTCGCCTGCGACCTGCCAAAGTTCGGGATTGCCCTGCAAAAGCTGCGCCATGCCGTCAAGCGCCTCTTGACGCTTGGTCATGTAGCTTGGGCCGGTCGTTACAACCACGTCGTACTTGCCGACATTGGGGTTGTAGATCTTTTCGAGGACGATTCCGTTCTCGTCTTGGATCTTTTTGACTGGCTCTTGCTGGTCAGGGTTTAACTTGACCATGCCGACTTCGCCGTCGAGGCCCACAATGCGGGCCACGCGCTGCGTGTCGTAGATTTTGGGGATCAGATCGACCAGTTGCCGTGTGATGTGGCGAATAGCGCGGGCGAGGTTGTCCACATAATGATAGGTGCCGGTGTCGCCCTGCTTCTCGCGTGCCAAGATGGCTTTACCGGAGCGCTCATTGCTGGTCGCGCCTAGGCTGGAATCGTATTGGCCGGTGGTGGACTTGATGTCGTCGGACGCGCCTGCTTTAGCCTGTAGGAGGCCGCTGGACGCCATTGGAGGCTGCGCCCGCTGCGGAAGTGGCAGCATGTTGCCAGCGCCGTCAGTGACGTCCGGATTGACTTCCAGAAACGGCCAGTTGTTGGTGTTGGCCGTCTTCCAGTTCATCTCGTAGCCTTCAAACTGGCCGCCGTAGCCAATGAAGGGTGCCTTGGGTGCCAGTGCCAGCATTTCTGCTTCTTGGCTGACCCAGTAGTTGTACATGCGCTGGGCATCCTTGGCGTTACGCACCAAGCCCGACACATACATGCGGCCATCGACTTCAAACTCGTTACCAACCACGCGCACGACAGGAATCCACTTGCCCGCCCATTCGCGTTCTTCGAGGATCTCAAAGCCGTTGGTCTTGCACCACATGACCTTCTTACGCTCAGCCATGCGCGAGCGCAGCGGCTTGCCGTACATGGCCTTGAGTTGCTTGTCTTCGGGCGTACCCTCAAACGCAGTCACATTGTCGGGGTAGAGGTTGAGCTTTTTAGGCTCGCTCTCGTAGTAGAAGTATTCCGCGATCCGCACCGTGTTCTTGCCCAGCCACTGGCCGATGCTTTGGTCGCCCACGCCTTGCGACATAAGCGAACTGACGGGGATGGCGTCGGGGAACTGGTGCGCGTACTCGGCCTTGGTGATGTCTTCGGTAATGAAGCACCACTTGGCGTCGGAGCCGCACGGATCTTGGATCGTCGGGTCCATATAGACGCTGAACGAGTTGCGGATGCGCCCGATCAGGATGTCTTGGTCGAAGCTATCGTCGCTGCAATAGTCCGTCAGGACGCGCAGGTAGCCCTCGCCGTAAGTGACCTGGTTGTCGCAGGCCGTGTCGTAGGCCACGTCGGCGTCCGACATGTACTCAATGTGGCGCACCATGCCGTCGAAAATCTCGGCAACCTCGATGTCGCCCTTGTCGTCGGCGGGGATGACCTTGCCGCTAGGGCGGTTCTGCCGCTGCTCGTTTGTCACCTGACGCACATGCTGGGGCAGCTTGTTGATGGTCAGGCAGGGCCGCGCATTGATTGTCTGGCCCTGCACCGAGCCACGGGTAGCCAAAACGTCCGCAGGCCATTGCCATTGGTTGTCGGGGCTACCCGCCATGAAGCGCAGGTCGTCCAACTCGTCCTCACGGGACTCACTATAGGACGAGATCGCCATGTCGAGGCGGGTCCGCATAGTGCTTAGGCGGTCGCTGTTGCCCTTTTCGCCGGGGGCACCGCCGCCGACGTTGGCTACTTGGCCAGCCTTAATGATACCCGTGCTGTCCATGCGCGTTACTTTTTACCTTTTGGAGAAACGTCTTATAGGCAGTGGATCAGTGCAAAGTTAATCACGATAGCTTCCGCCAGCGGCCCACCTGAGATGTTCCGCAAGGTGATGCTGACCGTACCTGCGCCGAGGGCGTTGGCAAAGCAGTTGTACGAGCCGGGGGTAGCTTGACCGCCGGAGATGGTCAGGATGACCGTATCGTTGGCGCTGATGAGGCTGTTGTTGAGCGTGAACGTGGCGTTCGTGGCCGTAGCAAGCGAAGCGGCGTTCATGGTAATGCGGCCTGCCGACTTGTTCAGCGTGACAGCGGTGGACTTGTCGGTCAACTGCGTGACGGTGCCTTGCGCGTCGGCGGTGTAGCCAAACTCGTTGCCGGAGTAGATCTTGTCTGCCCCGATGATGTTCTGGTCTTCGTAGGCGACGCCGATTGGCTTAGTGTTCACGGACATATTAAGACCCCATCCAGGAATTGGTTACACTGCTGCCGGCAGAATACGCTCGTTTAGTCTCTTTTGCAACATAGGTCCGATGCGCGACCGGAAAGGCGAAGGTGACGCAGATCGCGTCGGCGGCGTCGGGCGATGCTAGGCCGCGTGCCTTCATGTCCTTCTTGCTCTCAAGGAAGATGGACCCCTTGCTGTCGGGTTTCATGAGCGGGCTAATCAGGTCGGTCTTAAGATAGCGATCACTAGGTATTGAGGCCGTCTTGAGCCACTCGCGCATCTCGCCCCACATCTCGGCACGCTTGTTGCCATACATGAGCGGGTTCTTAGCCTTGTTGCCGAAGTTGATGCCCTTGACCTTGTAGCGCTGCTCCTTGAGCCGGTCCACGACGCCCGCCCCTAGACCGCCCTCGTCGATCACGACTAGCGCCGGGTTGTACTCCTCGATAGCCTCGATCACCCGTCCAACCGATTCCATCGTGTCATCGCCGCGAAAACGCTTAATGGCAATAATGTCCCGCCCCTGACGTACAGCAATAACGGTGGCGTCCGCGCCGAAACGCGCCGGATCAACACCAATGACGATGGGTGCTGTCTGATCCTTATAGCGCTCACGCTTCATCGCCTCGTCTACGGTTAGGTTCGAGATGAACTGATCGTCCCCGGCGTTGGGGAACATCCCGTAGACCTCGACGTGAGCCTGGCTTGAGTCGGGGCCATACTCGTCAATGATCTGCTGATACACCGCCTTGTCGGTGCCTTCAACGCTGCGGGCATCGACGACCTTGTTCTTCCAGAAGTCGCGCTTGGAGTTGAACGCCTCGTAGAAGTAGCCCGTGTTGCGGCGTGGGTTGCTGAACGCCAGCCAGAAGCGGTTGGGGGTGTTCTCGGTAAAGAACCCGCTCGCCACGGCCCAGATGCTGTCGGGGATACCTGACGCCTCGTCGAAGATAAGCTGCACGCCGTCGTAGTTGTGCACACCCGCGTAGGCGTCGGGGTTCTCCTCCGACCACAACCGGCCCTCGACGGCCCAGTAGCGCGTGCCCTTCTTGAGGTCGCGCTCAACCAGTTCGGTAATCCACTTGGCAGGCATGATGCGCGTGGCGGCGACCTCGTACCAGTGGCTGTTGAGGCTCATCGCCAGCCACTTGGTTATCTCGGCCCATGTGACCGACCGCAACTGCGATTCAGAGTTGGCCGACACGATGGTCGTCGATCCAATCCGTGTCGACAGCATCCAGATCACCAGCCATGAGACGAGCGCAGACTTCCCGATACCGCGCCCCGATGACGTCGCCATGCGGAAGGTGTCGAAATCCACCTTCCCGTTGTTCTGCTTGATGTGCTCCTTGAGATCCGAAAGCACTTCCCTCTGCCATTTGCGCGGCCCCGTAAAATATTCCAGCGGTGTGCCTTTCTGACCCCACGGAAAGGTTAGCATTACAAAAGCGAGTGGGTCGTCTTTGATGACGGGCGACCACATCCTCGACATGAGGGCCATTTCATCTGAGGCGCTATACTGCGTCGTTTGCATTATTTGAACTTTTTCATTCGGCCAAATGCCAATCGACCGCTAACAAGTCAGTTTGCGACGCAAGCCAAGGAACAAAATGACCGTCGGCAGTTCTCATAAAAATGTACGGAAGCGTCATCTTTGAGTGCTCGTCTGGAACCTGAAGCTCAAGCCACATGCCTTTGCCATTCCAGCCCACACGGCAAACTTGCCAGCCATCACGAAGTTTATCTAAAGCCCATCCAAAATCTTCATTCCAGCTATTCATTTTCGCTATTCCTTTCCGAGGTTAAAACGGTGTACGGCGCGTTCACGACTTCTAGCACGCGCATGTTGGCCTGCTCCAGCGCCTGGGTGATGCTTATGCGCTGGTCGACGTCGATGTTGATCTGCTGCTTGGCGACCCAGCCATGCTGATGCTTGAGCTTCTCCAGCGCCATCTTGGCGTCTCCGGCCGCAATGGCTGCGTCGAGGACTGAGGCGGCTTCCATCTCGCTGTCAGCACGGCCCTTCATCTCGGCCATCTCGGCCACGGGGTCAAATTGCTGGAGCTTACGAAACTCGGATGGCATCAACCCTGCGGCCAGCGCCAGGCTGTCGCCTTTCAGGCCCGCCTTAGCCGCCTTGTAGATGGCGTCAAGACGCGCCTCGGTGGCGACGACGTTACGGGGTTCGAAGGCGATGTTGTAGTACATGTCCATCATATTAGTACCCTTTGGCTGGGTGCGGTAGGCTTTTTATATTTTAAAAAAATTTTGTTCGTGATGGCTCCGTACCAGAAGGCCCTGCCGCTCGGCCCTACCCCCCGGCCTTGACAAAAATGTCAACAGCCATCCAACCGCCAGCCGCTCGCCAGCCCGCCCTACCTATCCCCTTAGGGGATAGGTAGAATTTCAGCACAAGTCAAGGGGGTAGGGGTAGCGACGGCATGAGCGTGACCATATTACTACCTAGCGTAATGATTGCGGCAATCTCGGTCATCTAAAACCAAGTCGATAGCAGCTAACGTCGCTTTGGCGTCGCATATTGGTCTTTTGCGCGGGGCGTTATGCGCGGGTCTATGGGGGCAATTGTTAACAGGATCAGGAGGGTGTGACATTTTTGCATCGGTCATCTGGGTCATCTGGGCAATGGCTTTTCAGTCGCTGGCTGACAACGCTCGCTTATACAGCACTATACACCTATAGTAGTATTTATATAAGACTTTCTCTTGTTATATATTAATGACCTAGATTACCTAGAAATATGCATCAAACCCTTGTGGCCATTGCCTTTGCGACCCACGCAAACCATAGCCCATTATCGACCTATTCCGGTACCGCAAAACCGCCCAATTTCAACCCGCCCAAAAACCTCAATTTGGCGTCACAACGCGACCAATATATTTTGCTACCTATGTTAGTTTTTCTGGGTCATGGCGAGGTTTTGCGTTTTTTCTTCCAATTGTTAACAAGAGGGCTTGCATGTACGCAAATCATGTGCATATATAGGGTTATTGAAACGCAACAAACACAGGAATCCAAACGCAATGACCGCTCATCAAACCATCATCCTCGCTCGCAAGTATGTGATGCTCAATATCGCGCCTATGCAATCCAGCGCCGCGCTTTGCCTTAGCGATGCCGTCAAGCTGTACGACGACGGCGCATTAGACCGCGCCAAAGACCGCGCCATCAAGTCGCTGGCGTACACGGTCGGCATTAGCCATCCAGATTATGTCCGCGCTTCTCGCTAGCCTCTAACCATACCGATCCATCACGGGGCGGTATCATTAGACCCTAGCAACCTCACAAACGGAACCAGATCATGACCATCACAGCCACAATCACCGCCGACCTATACGCCCGCGCCATCACTTGCGCTTCTACAGACGCGCACCGCCCATATATCGCTGGCGTCCGTGTAGAGCCACATAAGGATGGCGGAACCATCCTAATCGCTACAGACGGTCATTGCGCCGTTGTCATTCGCGACGTCAAGGGCTTCGCCAGCGAGGCTTTCACCATGGCATTGCCCAAGGCATTGCTGAAAGAATGCAAGCCTTCAAGATCCGATCAAGATCCGGTCATTTGGATTGGCGAAGGCGTTGCAAAGATCAAGGGCCTAGAAACACGCGATTGGCTCATAGATATGGCGTTCCCTGACTGGCGCCGGATTGTTCCACAAACCACGCCCGATATGGGTTGCATGGCCAGCTTTGACAATCGCGTCCTATCGCGTCTCGCTGGCGCCCTAAGCGCCGACAAGGTTCAAACGCTAGTACTCAAAGGCACAAGCGACACTGACCCCCATATCGTGTTTGGGACGCTTGCAGACGCCTTCGGCGTTGCCATGCCTATGCGCGTTGGCAATAGCATCCGCGATAATGATTTCTCACTTCCCGCTTGGCTCTAGCGTCTAAAGGATTCTAGGGGCTTGCCCCTAGCATCCCGTTAGACTTTAGAACCCAACCCCAACCCAAAGGATCAAATTAAATGAACACCCGCCAAGCCATCGAAACCCGCTATCTCAGCCCTACCAATCATCGCGGCTCGCGTATCGTCGCGACCAGTGCAAGCGGCCACCGCCTTGTTCAAGATTGGGACCATGCCCTAAATATCGAGAATAACCACTACGCCGCCGCCAAGGCTCTGCAAGCCAAGCTCGATTGGGAACCTATCGTCGCCGGTGGATCGACCAAGGCCGGGTTCGTCTGGCTTGTGTCCACGTTGGAGGGCTAAGACCATGAAACAAGGCCAGACACTAATTGCAAAAACAGATTTTGGCTTCCGCGCCAATGCCAAGGGCCGCGCCGTTCACGTGCGCACGGGTCAACGCTTTTGGGTCACTAATTCTCAGATTTGCCAAGACCAAGACGGTGTGATCGTGCTCGCCCGTGAAGGTAAAGGCTCGATTAGCTGCGGCTGGCCATTCTCGCCTAGCGTGATTGACGCTTATTTTGAGGTCGCGCAATGACTTACGCAATCGCAAAGCCCGGCTTTCTTTCCACGCGTTACGTTGACCTGATAAGCCGCGACGGTTTCAGCATTTCAACGGTTGCCATCTATGACGACGGGTCTAACCCCGGCGATATTTGGAAAGCCCGCAAGTTCAAGACGCAAGCCGCCGCCCAAAAGGCGTTGGACCTCGTGCACCAAGGCGGGCACGTTGACTTTTCAATCTGCCAAATTGACGCCTAAGGAGCGCAACCCATGACCATATCAACCATTTGCATTCATGCCTTTATCGCTCATCCAGACGGTAACGTAGAATATTGCGACGATACCGAAACGCCTACGGGGTGGACCGTCTATGCGCGGTCAGAGTTAGAGGCTGGCGAGTTTGACCTAGGCATGGAGTCGGATCATGCCGACTTCCAAGAGGCCATGCACCAAGCCGAAGCCCTAGCATCCGCCTATGGCGTACCCTTGCATCACTATTGATCAGAGGAAACAGAACCATGACGCTAAGGCCCGAACCCTTATCCTTGTGGCAACACGCCAACGGCGTTCGTTATTACGTCGTCGCGATTGCCAACGACAACCCTAACCCGGACTACCCTAAAACCGTCGTCTATAGAAACGCCGAAACCGGAACATATTGGGCGCGTTTTCTATCGGATTGGCATCGCAGCTTTGAGGAAATTGAACAATGACCCTTCCAACCCTTCAATCTTGGCCCGACTTTGACGACGACGGCGAGCCAATGTCAGAAACCGTCATAGGTTCTGACATTACGCCTATCGCTATCGTCCTGACCAGTGAGCACCGAGACGCGTTTGTGCGCCTAGCCCTAGCGGCGCCGGATCTTTACGCAGAACTTGTTGATCTGATTGATTGGTTAGAATTTAATAAGCAAAGCATTGGGGCCGTTTTTCTTATGGAATCACTTTTATCTGGACCCCGTGCCGCCATCGCCAAAGCCAAAGGAGCCTAGCCCATGCCCTACACACCGCCACCCCCGCGCACCCCTTGGCTTGCCCTCGCGGCCTTTGGATTAGTCGCTACAGGCTTCTTTGCTGGCATATGGGCGGCGCTCGCATGGGCCTTTATCCTATGATCACGAACCCGTGATTAACACTTAACAAACCTTTTGGTTATAATTCAAACCACGCAAACACGGAGCAAACGGAATGCCAAACTACCATCTGATCGAATCCGCGGATCTTGCCAAAATGGGCATGGTCAGTGATGACGAACTAACCCAAGCGTTAGGCCAGGATCTCGCAGATCACATCGAAGAGCTGGAAGCCTTTAAAGAGGCCGCGCATGACGCCCAGGCGAAAGCCCGTGTCTATCAATATCAAGTCATCCCACCGCTACACGCCGAAATTGAACGCTTAAACGCAATCCTAAACGCAAAGGCTTAAACCCATGACCCACGCAACAATCACCACCACCTTTGACCTAGAACTAGAATGCGAGATCGACGGCGATTATTGGCGCTATGAGGATGAATCGGTGCAGGATCTCACCCTGTGCTTTTTATATGCCTACGAACCCCGCCCTAGCACCGCTCGCTATGATCTGCTGCAAGGCCTTGATAGGCCCTCGCGCCTAATCGTTCAGCGCAACCTTTTCAAAATAGCCGGTATGTCAGAGCGCATAATCAAAGACATCGAGGCCATAGGCGAAGATCTGCACATCGAGCCGGACACCTACGTGAAGGAATATTGAGCCATGACCGATCAAGAATTTACCGCCAAATATCCAGACCATCGCGCAACGCAATACGACGCTGATCAGGCGCAAATCAATCGCGCCATTGAGGCCTATGAGGAAGCCCGCATGGGCGCACGGCCCAAGCCCAAGTTCATCCTTCACATTGACGGCAACCATTTCCACGCCAACAGGCGACGCTTGCCCGCAGGGTTGCTTGACATGGTCATGGTCGCCATAGGCGGCGCAATGTGGTTCGCTATCCTGTTTGGCCTATGGCTGGTGTTCGCATGAGCGAGCACCTGATCACCCTACGCCACCCCAGCCGGTGCCGGTGCTCGGCATGGCTCCCAGCAGGGTCCACGGCCCGCCTGTCGCCCTTCAGCAAGACGCC